TTGTGAAAAACTAATCAGAGACGCAATGAAACAACTAAATGAAGAACTCAAACTTAACAGGGAGCTAGGGTGTGATGTTCAATTCAATGAACGTTACTCTCAGATTCATTAATGGACATCGTAGTTAAAGGAATTCTATCTTATATTCAAAATCTAGAAGGTCATAAGAACTCAGTACTAGCAGGTGGTGCAGTCAGAGATGAAATCTTTGGACTTGTACCCAACGATTATGACTTCTTTGTTCCGAGTAAACATCCAAGGGATATCGAATATCTCATCCAAAGTCTTGGTAGGGAGTTCGGTATTGAGGGAGTAATCCTCAAATCAAAGGACTATGGACACCTTAGGAAGAAGTCTAAATACAGAGAAATTGAACCAGTTGGTCAACTAGTGACTTCTGTATGGGGCTTTAAGTTCGAAGGAAAGAGGATTGATCTAATCGGTCTTCAAGAGAATGACGACGAGGACTTCCCTTTCGAAGTAATCAGATCATTCGACTATGGTATTAACATGGTCTATGACAATGGAAGCTATGTCGATACAGAATGTTTAGACTACCGTAGTGATCGTGATAACCACTATATGTCTCTTGTCAACCTTCATGATATCAAGGGCCTCCCCAAAGCTATCAAGAGGTTTGAAATATTCAACGAGAGACAGAAGAAAGTCACTGGTGAGGACCTAGTGTTCAGAGCCCCCTGTCTTGAACTCAAGGGTAAGAAAGAAAAGAAAGAATATTACAACTACGGAAAAATGTATGGTGACGATCTTTATACCGATACAGTATCAGGTACATTTGTAAGAGAAGAACTAGGTTCTCTAGGTAGAGCAAGACCAATGACAATGAGGACTGTAGATGTTGGTGAAGGACTAAGCGCTTTCAGCAGTACAGTAGCAGAGAATTTTACTGTTGAAGAAGTTCATCCTGATCCTAGTTGGACTACGACAATGAGTGGAGGTCTCACTGTAGACCAAGTCTTCAATAGAACTCAAAGGACTGTACGACCAGAGCCTGTTAATGAAGTACCGGATTTCAGTGTTGAGGCTGCACTTAATACCACTCAAGCAGCAGATCAAGCCATGGAATCAAATCTACAGAGAATGGCTGACATTTTTAGCAGAAATATTCGATAAACAAAAGGAATCCATTGAATCTAGAATTTATAAAACAAAAGTTTCGGTACGAAGATGGTAAATTGTTTTGTATAACACCAGGAAGATGGTTTCAGAAACGAGTCGGATACTACCATACCGATGCAGGTTATCGTAAAGTAAAGGTAGGACGAAAGAACGTACCAGAGCATAGAATTATCTTTTTATTGTGTTACGGGTATCTTCCCGATATCATAGACCATATAGATGGAAATACGATAAATAATAAGATCGAGAATCTAAGAGAAGCCACCCACACCCAGAATATGGGTAATAGGAAAACAACGGAAGGTAGCTCCAAGTATAAAGGTGTTACCTTCCAAAAAGATTGTGGTATGTGGAGAGCAACAGCAGGTGGTAAATATCTAGGTATATTCAACAGTGAAATAGAAGCTGCACTTGAGTACGATAAAGCAGCAAAAGAAATTTATGGCGAATTCGCTAAAGTCAATTTTAACTAAAGGAAAAATACATGGCTACACGTTATCAAAGTCTTCGTGGAATGATTAAATGGGCGAAAGTATACGAACCGGATTCTTTCCTCGGAGCTGAAAACTATAAGATCTCTTTCTATCCAGCTAACGAAGATGAGTGGACTAAGTTCAAAGCAACTGGTCTAGAGCTTCAGCCGAAGGAAGACACTGATGGTGTTTCTGGTAAGTACATCACCCTCCGTCGTCCGACTAAGAAGCTCATTAAGGATGATCTCATTGTATTCACTCCGCCGGAGATTACTGGTGAAGTTCAAGTTTCCTATCAGGATGACAATGGTACCAAGGTTCGTCAATACAACAAGGCTGACAAATTGAAGATCAATCGAGTGGGTGAGCCTATTGAACTCGGTAATGGTACGGAAGTTGTGGTTAACTTCTCTTACTATGACACCATCAAGGGTAAGGGTCATCGCTTGGAGAATATCCGAGTAACTAAGCTCGTTGAATATGATCGAGAGAATACCGAAACTGCAACCGTAAAGGAAGAAGTTGAAGTTAAGAAGGAAACCAAAGAAAAGAAGTCTACGATTTCTGAAGATTTGAACGATAAGCTGCCGTGGTAACAGATATCGTACTAGGGTATATCCTGATTGGCTTCTTCGTAATGTCAATCTACTACGCAACCCACAATTCGTTTCTCATCACATTTAATACCCCCGGATTCATTTCGGGGGTATTCCTTTGGCCATTGGTAGCACTTGAACTTATAGTTGATCTATTTAAGAAGGTAAAGAAATGATTTCTGAATACACAGAGTATCTAATCGAGTATGATCTCGAACTCCTTATGGTGTATCTTTCCGGCCTCACAACAGAGGGGTATTGGGAAGAGATCAGAGAGTTCGATGACGTAAATGATCCTGAGTCCTTTGCTGAAGGATATGCATCTCGTATGCGTGATGACGGTCTCTTCGTAACAGTTGAGCCTGTCTTTATCGAACAGGACGACTGATTGACAACACTTCTATTTGATGCCGATCTCCTGATCTACAACTCTGCTTTCTATGCAGAAGTAGCAACGGAAACAAAAGACGGCTATTGGACTTGGCATTGTAAGTTTCAAGAAGTCGTTGATAGTTTTGATTATAGACTGAATAACTATATGACTCTGTTGAATGCAACAGACTATAAATTGTTCCTGTCAGATGAAAATAATTTCAGAAAAGAGGTGTACCCCCAATACAAGATCCTAAGACAACGGAAGCGTAGACCGCTGGTACTAAGAGCCTTCAAAGACTACCTCATAGAGGAACGAAACGCACTCTCTGTGCGGAACCTCGAAGGGGATGATCTTTGTGGAATCTACGCAACAAACGGAACCATTGAAGATCCTGTTATTATTTCTGAAGATAAAGACCTGAAGACTATCCCTGGATATCTCTTCAAGGGTAATGAAGTCAAATGGTATTCCAAAGAAGAAGCCGACTATTGGCATCTGTATCAAACACTCGTAGGAGACCAGACAGACGGTTATCCAGGCGCAAAGGGTATTGGACCCAAGAAAGCCGAAGATGCTCTTAAGAAGGCTCCTACGTGGCAAACAGTGGTTAGTCTGTTTGAGTCTGTAGACATGACAGAAGAAGACGCACTAGTCCAAGCCCGATGTGCTCGTATCCTTAGAGCAGAAGATTGGGATGAAGAGAAACAGGAAGTCAAATTGTGGACTCCGACGCAGACAGACTATTCAGAATAGCAAACAGCATTAATGCACTGAAATATCCTATGGGATATAAACATGGAACTGATGTTCTATATAACTTGCATGAAGCTAATCAATATATAATGAAAGCAGCATTGGAGATTTATAATAGCAAGAAAAAAGAAGGAAGTACACAAGTACGGAAAGAGGGTATTCAAGAATCCAAGTGAATACGAATGTTTTAAACATATTGAAGCTATACTCCCTAAAGACCTCCGTGTAGAATACGAAACAGAAACACTCCCCTACACCACTGAGCATACCTATAGACCTGATTTCCCTATTAAGTTCAAGAAGTCAGACGGTACTCAGTGTTACATCGAATATAAAGGTAACGGTAGAGCATTCGATAATGCAGTCAGACAGAAAATGATTGCAGTTAAGAAGCAATACCCAGAGCATAAGTTCTATATCGTATTCCATACAGATGGTAAAATCGGACCTAAACGAAAGGATGGGTCCTTCCTTAAACAAAGCGATTGGGCACAGAAGAATGGATTTGAGTTCTGTGTAGGTCGAGACAACATCCCAACAGAGTGGTTTTCATAAATGGATAGCTTGTACAAATGGCTCGTGTTTAATTCCCTCAGTTTGTTCGTAGCAGCCTACGGGCTAATATACTACGACGGATTGAACTGGATGATCAACAATGACCCAACTAGAATTTCTCTCATTACTACCGGTGTATATGTTTATGCAAGCGCTTATATTGGCTTGGGAATTTTCAGTAAAAAAGAGACGGTTCCCACTATTAAGCATCTTAGTAATAGTATTATGGGTCTTGGTCTTATTGGAACTCTCCTAGCAACCTACTGGTTGTTCAAAGAAGCTTACAGTGGAATCTCTGACACCAAACAGATGATCCTCATTGTTTTCAATGGTATTGGTACTGCTCAGATTACTACACTCTTTGGTCTTGGTGGTGCTTGGCTATTGGATCAGCAGAGGTTCTTCGTGTTGGGGGTCGATATCGATGGTCAAGGGTAAATTCCTATTAAGTTATCTGGATTACTATGTCTATTACGTCACTGTGTTCATTGGTCTGTTCATCCTAGCTTATGCTCTCATTAATGAAGAGTCCAAGAAGGGTAACATCATTGATCCCTCTCAGTATATCATTGAATTGACTTGGGAAGACAATAGTAACTCTGATATCGATCTGTGGGTACTAGATCCTACTGGTGCAATCACCTATTTTGCCCACAAGGATTCACAGATTGTTACCTTAGACAGAGATGATCTTGGTATTAACAATACGGTAACTCTTCAGGATGGCACTACGATTACTAACCCTCTTCGGAGGGAAGTAGCCAATATCAGACGTATCATCCCTGGGACATTCACTGTCAACGTCATGTGTTACAACAACAGAAATGGTGATCCAGTAAAAGCTCATGTCACTATTCGAAGATTGAATCCTTATTCCGAAGTCACAGACAAGGTTGTAGAAGTCGTTGCTAATGGTGATGAAGAAACAATCCTGAATTTCGATATGGATGACAGGGGTAACATCAGTAATACCAACGATACTTATACTCCTCTTTTTTCAGTGGTAAGACCATAATGGATATCATTCTCTATCTGACATTCCTTGGTGTTTTAGCGATCACAGCAATTCTCTTGGTGAACAGGTGGGTACTTGCTCTTGCACTTATCCCCTGTCTCTACCTCGGATACTGGTTCACATCGACTAAGATTCCTAACTACTTTGGATACCCTGTAGCAATTGAGACATTGGATATCCCAGAGGCAAGAGTCATCAATGCTTTCCAAGGACAAAAGATTTATGTCGTTCTAATCATCAAAGGTGAGATAGAACCTCGTATGATTTCTTTGGAACCAACGGAAAAGAACAAAGAACTCGCTAAGACACTGTCTACCAGACTTAAGACTGGAACCGCCGTTGTCCGAAAGGGTAAGAAAGGTAATCCATCTAACAATGGTAATCCAGACGGTTTCGAAGGCGACACTGGTGATCTAAAGCTAGTACCTCTTACAGAACAAACAATCATACAAAAGGATACTTAATTGACTATTAATGAATTCAAATATTGGCTGGAAGGTTATGAGGAATCATTTGAAAATGGACGACCCTCTGATCTGCAGTGGCGTAAAATTAAAGAACGATTGAATGAAGCAATGGCAGTAAAACCTATTGCAACAAGAAGGACTGATAATATCCTAGTAGGAGATAAACTCCCCTTCGTTGGCGATAAGGTT